AGCCCTTTTTTTATGTATAATAAAATCTATGAGAGCAGAAAAAGTAAAATTCGTTTTCAATCAGACTAAATCTTACGCAGGTGTGAGATATCAGTCTGGTGATGTAGTTGAAATGCCAAAACCAGATGCACAGCAATTTAAAGCAGAAGGTCTTGGTAGTTTATATAAAGGCAAGAAAAAGGAGAAAGCATGAAAGCAATAGCAACTAGAACTGTTTATTACAACTCTAATCAGTACGAAGCTGGTGATGTAATAGATTGTAATGAAAGAGATTTTGATAAGATTCTACAACCATTAGGCTGTGAACCATATCAAGAACCAAAAACCAAAAGCAGAAAAACTGATAGAGCAATAAAAGAAGTTACAGAAAGAGCAGACGATTAATGGCACTAGAAACAGCACAAGACTTAGAGAACTTCTTTGATACTGAAACGCATGGTGTTACAGCATCTATATCAATCAATGGTAGTAGCTCAAGTATTAAAGTCATACTCAATAGAGAATACTTTGCTGTAGATGGGGAAAGCGTAGATGTTGTCGCTAGTCAACCAATCGCACACTGTAGGTCGTCAGATGTGACAGGTGTTGATACAGACGACAGTATCACTATAAGTGGCACAACATATAGTATTGTCAATATACAACCAGATAATACAGGTGTAACAATACTAATACTACAAGACTGATGATCTTATATAGCGAATCGCAATTAGATGAAGCCTGGCAATACGATTGCAAACAGCGTAGTGCTAAAGGCAGACATTGGATTGCTAGATCAGATTATGAAAATCTATTTGTTTTGTATTTAGACAATATGGTAAGTGGTGAAAAATTAATTAAACTAGACATCTACATTCCACCAGAAATGCTAGATTCTATTGATGCAGTAATAGAAGTAGAAACAGGATATACCGATGATTGAAAAAGTTTTAGATTCAGTAAGCAGTGTTGTTGGTAAATTAGTACCTGATAAAGATTTAAAAGCTAAATTAGAACATGAACTTAAAACAGAATTACACAAAGCCAACATGGCACAGCTTGAAGTTAACAAAGCTGAAGCAGCACATAAGTCTTTGTTTGTCGCAGGTTGGCGACCTTTTGTTGGTTGGGTCTGTGCTGTCGCTTTGGCATATCACTTTATTTTTCAACCAATCATGGTATTTGCCATATCTCTTTATGGGCTTTCAGTTACACTACCAGAATTTGATATGGGTAGTTTGATGACTATACTCATGGGTATGTTAGGTTTAGGTGGTCTTAGAACCTTTGAGAAGGTGCAAAAAGTACAAAGAGACAAGTAGTGCCAAAGAAAACCAAACTACAATTTAGTAAAGGACACGAACCGACAGCAGGTGTCAATGGTAAGAAAACAAGCCAGGGGCGCAGAAACTTTGGTAGCTCAACCCTAAACAAACACAAAAGAAGAAGCTACAAAAAATACAGAGGACAAGGCAAATAGGCTACAATAAGTTATGGCTCATTTTAGACAACAAATAAGAGAGAGAGTAGCAACCACACTAACAGGTTTGACTACTACTGGCTCTAATGTTTTTCAATCAAGAGTTTATCCGATAGAAGAAAACAAACTACCATGTTTATTAATCTATACCAAAGATGAAACTTCAGAGCCATTGGCTATGTCACCACCACGAAGCATAGAAAAGATTTTAAGCTTAGTGGTAGAAGGTTATGTAAAAACTAATAACAATTTTGATGATACGATTGATACTATCTGTAAAGAGGTTGAAGAAGCCCTTTATGCTGACAGATTAATTAATAATCTTGCTAAAGATAGTTTCTTAACAAATACAGAAATAAACTTTAATTCTGATGGTGATAATCCTGTAGGAATTGTTGTAATGACTTTTGAAATCGCTTATCATCATACAGAAGGAACTTTAGAGTAAATTATTATGGCAACATACAAAGGTTCAGACGGAGTGGTCACTATAGGTGGCACAGCAGTCGGTGAAATTAGATCATTCTCAGTAGAAGAATCAGCAGATACTATTGAAGATACAGCTATGGGTGATACATCCAGATCATACAAATCTTCATTAAAATCTTTTTCAGCTTCTATTGATGCTTTATTTGATAATGATGATGGTGGGCAAGATGCTCTTACTATTGGTTCAGAAGTCGCTTGTATCTTTAGATCACAAGGCACAGGCTCAACCAATATGGAAAGATCAGGCACAGGCATTGTGACAGGTGTATCTATTAATCAATCTTACGATGGTTTAGTAGAAACATCATTTACATTACAAGGCACAGGTGCTTTAGCTATTGACGACCAAAGTTAATATATGAAAATAATTGATAGAGCAAAAGCTCATTTTGACAATCTTGATATTAAAAAAATAAATGTACCAGAGTGGGGAGACGAAGAGGGTAACCCACTGGTCATTTATGCCAAACCCCTAACACTACAAGAAACATCTAAGCTATACAAAATGGCACAAGAAGATGATATGGCCATGTTAGCTTATGTGTTAATTTACAAAGCCCTAGATGAGAATGGCGATAAGCTATTTGATTTAGGCGACAAAAACACATTACTTAACAAAGTTGATCGTAATGTCCTCATTCGTGTCTCTAACGAAATCATGGCAGAACAGCCTGAAGCAGAAGTAAAAAAAAATTAGAAGACAATAATAATCTCTTCAATCAATTCCAATTAGCTGAACTTTTGAGCAAGTCTCTAAATGAGATTCAGCAAATGTCAACAGAAGAATACCAATTATGGTTAGCTTACTTTAAAATAAAACAAGAAAGAACAAACAATGGCTAATCAAAAATACAAATTAGAACTAACTGCTGTAGATAAAACCAAAGCAGTTTTTAATAAAGTCAAGGCTGGATTGGGTAGCATAAAGAATGGTGCTATGGGTGTTGGTAAAGCTATGGCTGGTGCTACTGTTGCTATAGGTGCAACTGCAACAGCTATGGGTGCAATAGCAAAAACCTCTTTAGATTTTGCTGATGCCATTGGTAAGGTTTCTACAAGAACAGGGATATCAGTCAACACATTACAGGCTTTACAAATTGCCACAGTAGAATCAGGTGGTACTGTAGAAGGGGCAAATAAAGCTTTCCAAAAATTTACACAGTCTATTGGTGATGCACAAAGGGGTCTTTCTACACAGGCTGACATATTCAGAGACCTTGGTGTCAGGATAGAAGATACCTCTGGTCAATACAGGGGTACAGAAGTCATATTGCGAGATGTCATAGAATCTGTATCTAACTTAGGTAGTGAATCTGAAAAAGCTACAGTATTAGCTAATTTGTTTGGTCGTGCTGGTAAAGAAATGTTTGGCATCTTTGAGGGTGGTGAAGCAGGCTTAGATACAATATTACAAAGAGTTAAAGATTTAGGGATTTCATTAGATGAAGATGGTGTCAGAAGTGCTGAAACACTGAATGATTCTATGTTCATTCTTACAAAACAGTTTAACAATGTTAAAGATAATATTGTGTTGTCTCTTGTGCCAGCTTTTCAAACTGTCGTCAATGGCTTATCTACAATGTTTAGTAAGTTTGTAGAAAATAAGGGTGGTGCTAAAGATTTCAGTAAAGTGATTGCAGAACAAGTTATTACTGGATTAGCTGATTTCGTCAGAGGTATTGGTACTGTTATTGCAGGCTTCAATAAATTTATGCTCCAAACAAAACTTGTAGGTTTAGAAACACAAAGATTTTTAAATATTCTAAACCCTGTCAAATTCGCACAATTTTCAGCAGAGATAAAAAGAACTAAAGAAGAACTCAAAAATGTTAAAAATCCACTTACAGAACAAGCAGATGCTATAGATAATTTAGGAACTAGTTTAGATCAAACTGTTGAATCATCTAATTCTGTAACACAGGGTCTAGTCCAAATTAAAAATGAGAGCATTAATACTGTTGATGCCCTAGATAGACAAAATGTATCAATAAGTTCAACAAAAGATAATTTTGACAAATTCGCAAACAGCATCAATGAGACTGGCAGACAACTTGCACAACAGAATATGTTCGTACAAGTATTTAAAGATGCTGAAGATGCTGTAGTAGATTTTGTGCAAACTGGTAAATTAGATTTCAAAAAGCTCATAGATAGTTTCATACAAGATTTGATTAGATTGCAAATACAAAAAACCTTGACTGAACCACTTTTTGCAGGTTTTAAAGAGGGTGGTATTAGTGGTTTGTTTGGTGCTTTTGGTGATATATTTAAGGCCGAAGGTGGTGGTTTTACAGGAGCAGGCAATAGAGCTGGTGGTTTAGATGGTAAGGGTGGTTTCCCAGCGATACTGCATCCTAACGAAACAGTAATAGACCATACCAAAGGGCAACAAATAGGACAACAACCTCTTAGTGTCAACTTCTCTATCCAGGCTACCGATGCTAGTGGCTTTGATCAATTACTAACATCAAGAAAGAATCAGATTGTGGCTATGATCAGCCAGGCTATGAATCAAAAAGGTAAGGTAGGTTTAATCTAATGAGTGGTGCATTTCCAACAACTAAGAAGCCTAGAGTGTTTAATTTCATGTCTAACAGACCGAATAACACAGCCTATACTTTGAGTGGCAAAAGATCAGTTAAGCAGTTCTCAGCGCAATATTTCAGCTTCAGCGTACAAATGCCACCTATGAATCAAGCTGATTTTATGCCTTTCTATGCTTTTTTAACAAAACAAAAAGGTAGCTTTTCTACTTTTACATTTGAATATCCCCTAGACAATCTAGGTGCTGGTAAAGGTGAAACAGATATATTGGTTAATGAATTATCAGGCAAAGCACTAGGTTCTACTTCTATAGATTTAGATGGCTTCGCCAACTCAACTACAGGTGTTCTTAAAGCTGGTGATTTTATTAAGTTTGCCAACGATACAAAAATATATATGGTCACAGCCGATGCTGATTCTAACTCTAGTGGTGAAACTACTATTAACATAGAACCACCATTACAAGATGCAGTTGTTAACAATGAAGCAGTGACAGTCAACAAACCATCATTTAAAGTAGCACTTATGCAAGATGATTTGTTATATAACACCGATGCTTCGGGCTTCTTTACTATTTCATTTGATGTCAGAGAGGTGTTGTAATGGCCAGGACTTTAAGTTCTAACATACAAACACAAATACAAGCAGAAGGCATTAGACTTGCTCATTTGCTTAAGTTAGATACATCTACAGCAATTAAAGCGACTAATCATGTCAAAGATTTAACATACGATTCCAACACTTACGAAGCTGGTGGTAACTTCATGGATGTGTCCGAAGTACAAGAATCAGGCTCATTGGAATACTCAAATCTTAGTATAAGTCTTAACAATGTCACTACGACTGTTAGAGATATCTTCAAAGCGCAAAACTATATTGATAAAACAGCAACAGTGTATATTGCTTTTTTAGATGCTAACGAAACCATTATAGATGCTTATGAATATTTCAAAGGCACAATAGCAAGCGCCAATCTAGCAGAATCTAGTCAAGGCTTTGTTGTTAATTTAGAACTTGCATCGCAATTTAAAAACTGGGATATCAAAAAAGGTCGCAAGTTTACGCAAGCATCGCAAGATGAATTTACAGATCGTAATTCATTAGGTACAGATAAAGGTCTAGCTTTTGCTCACGAAACTAACGAATCAGTGAGGTGGAATAGATAATGTTTAATAAATGGAAAAAAACAAAATCATATCTATTTAATAAGCTAGGCGAGCTACCTATGGGTGGTGGTTTTAGCCCAAGCCCTGTTGGTATTATTTTTATGGCTATCGGTGCTGTCTTTAATTTCTTAGCAAAACCAGCAGTACAACTAGGCTTGTTTGTTGCTCAAGGTGTCATGGCACATCGCCAAGCTATGAAGGCTAAAAGAACTGGTGCTGAAATACTACTACAAAAATATGGCACTGGTGCTGGTATGCCAGTCATCTACGGAACACGCAGAGTAGCAGGCACAGTTGTGTATATGAACACAACCAACAATAAAGAATTGTTTGTGGTTTATGCCATAGCAGGACATGAGATAGATAGCTTTGACTTAGAATCGTTACAGATTGATGGTCGTACTATCAAAGATACAAAAATCTATCGTCAAGGTTACGACATATCCGATGGCACAACTAGGATAGCATTTAGACCAAGTGGTGAGACTAGAACCTCTGGGACATTCTGGGGCAACACCTCTACAGAACGAGCCAACATTACAGGTGGTGCTAACACTGGCGACAATGCCAGAATGACTTTTAACTGTCATAAGGGAACAACAACCCAAGCTGCTGACCCAATGCTGTCAGGTATTATTAGTGAATGGACATCTAACCACAAGCTATCAGGGATTACTTATATTGCAGCTAATTACGAATACGACATCCAAGGTATGTTTACTGGTATCCCAAATCTGACAGTAGTTGTGAATGGTAAAAAGGTTTATGACCCCAGGACAACTAACACAACCTTCTCATCTAACCCAGCTTTATGTTTATTGGATTACCTAACAGATGATGAATATGGTAAAGGTCTAAGTCTGACAAATGATATTGACACTGCATCATTTAGTACAGCAGCCAATGATTGCGATGTCTCAGCAGACACCATAACGCACAGTAGTATTGTTGTAGAAAGAGCATCTACTACTACGGACAGACTAACTATAGCCAATGCTAACGAAGATGATTACAACGCTTTTAAGGTTGGTAACAAATTTACTATTAGCGATGGTGTGACTACCTATGTTTCTAGTAAAAAACTAATAGATAAAGATAGCACACTGATAGATATTGATGGCACAAATCCAGTGGCAACCCTACAACTCACATTTGAAAGTGGTGCTGTTGATACAGCCATTACATCTAACACAACTTGTACCTTTACTGAAACACAAATTAGATTTGATTGTAATGGTGTCCTGGACACTGATGAGACTGTTTTAGAAAATACCAAGCTCCTGGTTGCTAATATGCGAGGTATTTTTACCTATAGTAATGGTAAGTACAGCATCAAAGTAGAGGGTACAGAGAGTTCTGTTGTTACCCTGGATGAAGATGACATCCTGGAATCTGGCATTACTTTATCATTAGAAAACAAGGAAGCTAAGTACAACAAAGTAGAAGCTGAGTTCTATAACGCACAGAAAAAATACGAAACCGATACTACTTATTACACAGGCGAAACTAGTGACACTTTCTTAAGTGACGATGGTAACGAAGTCTTAGAGACTAGAATCCAGCTACCATTCTGTACTAACCAACGCATCGCTTATAACCATGCCAAGGCTATGTTAAAAAGGTCACGATCACAAAAGACTATTTCTTTTGTTGCGACACCTAAAGTATTAAAAGCCAAAGTTGGTGAAGTTATATCTGTCACTAACAGCAACTTAGGCCTATCTAGTGAGCAATACCGAATCACTAACATGGTCATCAACCCTGACCTCAATATCAGTGTCAACGCTATTGAATATCAAACAGCTATCTATGGTTATGTCACACCACCGAATGAAGAGATAGGTATAGGGCAAGACCCCGTTGATGGTCATAGAGTAGAAGCTCCAACAGATTTAACTTTCACTAACAAGAACTCAACTACAGGTGAAGCAGCTAAGTTGACTTGGACTGATTCAAGCAAATACCCAAGCTATGAGTTTAGGGTACAAATTATTGATGGGGTCAAGACCAGATACGACAGAAGGGTTAAAGACACTACTTTCTATTTAGATGGCATTTCTGTGGCTAATGGCTACACAGCTAAAGTTTCTGCTATCAATACTTTAGGAGTTGAATCAGATACTACAGATATCACTGTCAATGTCACCACAGCACCAGTAACAACACCAGACATAGAGCAAGGCTCTGTCGGTGGTTTCAACTTTACTGCGACCAAAATGTACTATGGCACAGCAGGCA